AAACAACTGTGACTGTAGTGCTTGTTCTTCAGGACTAAGTGACATTGTAAAGCCACCTGTGGAGTCAGTTACTGCTTGACCGCCTGTGGTGGATGCTACAGTAAAAGGTCTGAACTCTGCTTTACTTTCAACATCCGTAGCTACGCCACTAAGTAAGTTATAACCAAGTTGACCTGCCGCTCGTGCCGCTTCTTCAGCTTCTTTACCTAAGTAATAACCACTTGCAGTGTCTATTAGGTTCTGACCAAAGCCTGTTGGGTTCGGACCATCCGTTGATACTGCGCCCATTAGAACGTACCTCCGTCAATAGTGAAAGTACCCGCTAAAGTACCTGCTAGTGTTGTTGTTCCTGTAGAGTTAAGTGCTACAGATACACCTAGTGTTTGTGTTGTTGTACTCCCTGTTAAAGCAGGGCTTATTAAGTCAGCCTTAGTAGCAATGGCTGTTTGAAGCGCATTAAACTCAATGTCAAACTCACCTCCTGAAATTACTTTAGCAGGGTTGCCCGAAGTAAGATTATCTTTAGCTCCGAAGTTAGTTGTTTTAGAATAATCAGCCATTTATTTTGTTCTCCCAAGTAAAACCGATATATCAATACTTTGTATAGAGTAAGGCTTACCCAGAACAAAAGCATTAAGACCTATTTGTAAAACCTTTCCACTACCTGTAGCGTTTACAGATGGTGTCTGTACGTAAATTCCTGTTGTGTATTCCGATGTAGTATTGTACTCTGCAATACCGTATTCTCCTTCAGTAACTTCTCCTTCAAAGGGAAGGTAATTATAGTTATTTGTTATATTCTTATTATAATCCCAGTACCATATAAGACCTGATTGTTCTCCTGCGTTACCTACAACAGTTGCTTCAAACTTTTTAAGAAACTTAAGATTAGCTGAACGACCAAAGTCCATCGCTGTGCTTTCGTATTTAAATATAATAATCCCAAGAATTGAATCATCGTCTGGGTCTAAATTATCTTTATATCCTGTATATTTAAAAATACCTGAGTGATTAGTATTTACTTGAAAACCAAAGTAAAGACTATCATCAGACAATACAAACATACTTTGTGGTACTACTGTTACCCATGTAGTTACTCTAGCTGAACCATCAGGTAATAAATCTTTTAAGTCAAAACAATAGACTATGTTATCTTCAGGAAATGACAACAAGTAAAAAGCATCCTGCGGACTGTATACGCTCTTAAGGCTTCCTCTATGTTCTTTTACAGCTTTTATTAAGTCTGTGCGTACATTCTTACTAATGTTGCCTATAGGGCTTGACTTTTCCTGTATTGTCCTACCTAAGCCACGGACACCTTCGTTGGACAAGAATAATACATCAGTACCTGTATTCTGTACAGAGTCTCGTTCAATACAGCCAATACCTTTTATAACGTCACTCAGTATCATAGAAGCAGGGCTTTCTGCACCTGAGTATATAAGTATACAGTTACGACAGAATATAACCAAGAAGCCGTTGTGTGCTGACAATGCTACAATCTCATCGTATCCGTTAGGGAATACAGTAGTTAAGTCTAGTGAGCCTGAAGCACCACCACTCCAATGACCGCCAATTAAAGTATCAGACCAATATAATGTACGTTTGTTGCCCGCTACATCAGCCGCCCATAGTTTGCCGTATGCCGCTATAACTTCATTTGCTTGAGGTGCTGTGCCGCTAGAATGCTGACTGCTGTTTAGTTCCTCAACAGTAATATCGCCACCGCCGTTTAGTTTCATAAGTAACGGTTCGTGTTCACGCTGAAACATATAACATTTGTTTGCTAGACTAACTATCTTCCAGTTGTCATCTGTAATAGTTGTACCTACAGGTGTCTGGTCAGTCAGCGAGATTGTGCCTGTAACTATTTTATTGTTCCCTGTAGATACTACAGTTTTAACACCATCATGGTTTATAAACTCAAACAAAGATTTAACTGGTTGTTTATTAAATACCTCATACCCAGTTGTTGACACAGGTACAATACCCTTACGTGCCGCAATACGTCCGTACTTATCTATTATGGCATTCTCGGCAACTTCAGCAAACGATGGGTCAATAGTTACAGGAGAGTCTTCGGTATTTAAACCAGAAAACCCTGCCGCCTTGATTGATATTGTCTGTAGTTGTTGAGCCATTAGCAAACCGTCCATACAGTTTCAGAGGGGAATCGTGCCGCATCCATAGCTATAGCATCAGCTAGTGTAGAGTCAGCTAAAGCATATAGTTCTTGCGATGATGTACCACCTGTCTCACCACGCTCACGGGAAGCTAAAGCAACAGCGTACTGAATCACTGGTGCTGAGGGTACGTTAAGAACTGTAGTATCCGAAGTAAATGGTGCTGTCCTATCCACCATGTTAAAACGTAATGTATATACACCGTCAGGAATAGGAAATACATCTACAGTTAAATAACCGTCAGCATTAAAACCATTCCAAGCGTAGTAGTTAGGCGCGCCTTTAGGTGGTTCAGAGTTTAAGAAAACACTGTTCATATAAGAAGAAGTAGCTTGTCGCATAAAGAAGTTAGACGTATCATTAATTACATCTAGCGTCTTACTGGCTGTCCCTGTGCCGTTTAGATTATAACTAAATGTATTAGCTACTGTGTTGACAGTAAACGTGTTACGTAGCGAAGACCAGTCCCACGAATCCTCTACAATACGTTTAGCATCGTTAACAAAATCTCCTACAAGTTTAGTGTAGCCGTCTGCATCACCCACAGCAGTAGTTACTTCGTTTTCACGCAGTCTTCGTAGCACGCTGTTTACTAGTTGTAAGTAAGTCATTATCCGTACCTTCTTCTGTTTGTTGGACTAAGCATTCTTTGTGTAGACTTAATCTCTGTGTCAAATTTAAATAGTTCTTTATCAAATAAAGACTCTGTAGCCGTTCTTTGTTGTTGTCCCTGACCGCCTAGCTGACCGCCTAGCATACCTCCAAGAAAGTCGCCTCCTACTTCCACCAAATCTCCTAAAGGACTATCAATAGCATCTATAATATCATCAATAGGGTCTATAATGTCTTGACCTACTTCCCCTACAGTTTGTAACACAGGGTCTACTACTTCTTCACCTAATGTATCTAAAGCATCGTCAATAGGGTCTATTATTCTTTCCCCTGTTTCTTCTATAGCTTGTAACGTAGGGTCTACCACTGTTTCACCAAAAGTATCTAATGTATCATCAGCAATGTCAACTAAAGGTTCAAACGTATCAGCAGCAATGTCAANTAAAGGTTCAAACGTATCAGCGGTTAAATCTACAGCCCCTTCAATTAAATCACCTATCGGTTCAACAACAGGTTCAATAATGTCACCTACCGCAGAAACAGCCGCTGTTAAACTATCCCAAAGTTTATCTCCATCAAGCAAAGCCCAATCAGGAGCATCAACATCAAAATCAACATTACTTAACACTTCACCTGTTGCTGATTCTATAAACTCGTCTTTACCGCTATCCCCTCGGAAAACTGCGGTTGTGGTATCAAAGATAACATTTTGCACACCTACGGGCAATGTAGTTATGTCTATACCTAGTCCACCGTATACGTCAGTTACCGCCTCGTTTATTTCCGCCGTAGTAGCTTCGGTTACGTTGTTTAAAAGATATGCTTTACCGCCTGCAATTAAAGCATCTTCAAGGTCACCGCCCTGAACTAAAGTATTTATACCCTGTACAAGCGGAGCAAACTGGGGGAATGCAACAGAAATTACTGCGGATGCTACATTTAGTATAGGAGCAAGTCCTTTTTCAAACTCACTTTGTTCAGGAGGAGGGGCTAATTGATATAACGTGTACCCACCAAGCTCATTGTTGCCCGCGTTAGTAAAGTAGCTATGACCAAGTCCTGCATAAGTTAATAAGTTACCCCCACCGCCTTCTTCTTGTTCGTTTTCAAACCACTGTAAAGCTGTTCCTGTGTTAATATATACTTTGTCGTGTTCAATGCGCTCATGACCTACTTCTTGATATAGAGGCATATCATTTTGAACTAAGTAGTCCTTCATACTTAACGCTTGGAATCGGGCGGCTTCTACTATACCCGCGTTTCCTGTATCGCCAAATATAAACTTATTGTCAATCTGCGGGTTAGTGAAATCGAACGCACCGAGTTCTATAGCGGCATCAAGTTTATCTTTATCTTCTTGACTAGATACCAATCTACGGTGATACATTAAAGTATCCATGTAGATTTGGTCGGCAATTCCTTTTGCCTGTTCAATAGATGATGGGGTTTCGTAAGTTTTTCCTAACTTATTAGCAATTGAATCTGTAGAAAGGTTTAACCTAGCCTCTTTATAAGGTTCATTAAACTCTTCATAAACTGTTTCAATATTTAAATCAGAATCAGGCTGATGGTAGTTTTCCTCAAACTCTGTAATTTTTTCTTGGTCTTCAGCACTAACATTATCCGAAACATCAACTACTTGTTTTCTTAACTCCTTTTGAATCCACTCAGGTTCACCACTATAGTCTTCTCCTGTCATGCTATAGTATTGTACTTTAGCAAAAATAGTATCAGAAGGTAGATTAGCACCCCCTGAAGCGTCACTGTATGTTGAACTAGCTGAAGGTGCGGATGTAGCTTCTATCATTGTCCCTGTTGTAGGAGCGTAAGTGCCTTCCCAATTAGGAGCAGGTTGTCCTGCTTGTTGACCCTGATACCAACTGTAATCTGAAGGTGTTGGAGAATCGCTTTCTTTTTTAGTACTGGATGTACTGTTTCCGCTAGTAGTGTCATAGCGTTCTAAAGCGTCAGATGGTTTATAAGACTGAGTCATTATTTATTCCTCTCTACGCCTTTGGCTTTCTCGACAGTTCTCATAGCACCTAGACCAAGCATACCCATAAGTACTGGCATCATGGTTGACATATCTAGTATAGGGACTTCAATGGTAGAATCGGCAAGAGCAAGCGCAAAATTTGCCATCGGGATAAGAAGGTAGTTACTCGCAAGTCCAAGACAACAAGTCCAA